ATCTATAAAAAGAACTGATCTTGGTGCAAGTCCGATTAGGTATGGAATTAAATTTTTTATACTTCTAAGATTTGCAGCATTTAAAGTATATAGATTTGCATTTAATTCATTAGCAATTGCACTAGCAATAGTAGTTTTGCCCAAACCCGGAGGCCCATCAATTAAGATATGAGGCACTACACTGTTGGTTATGTTGCATCCACCAATTATTATTTGCAATCTATTGATTACTTCTGATTGACCAATAATATCTTCAAAATTTGTAGGACGAATAGAATTTGACATATTTTCTCCAATTATTTATCTTTGATCCAAAACACAAAATCATTTACCTCATCATCAAATGCCATCTCAACCAATCCCTTGTTGACTAGCCCGTTCAAAATATTACTAGTCATTCTGTCTCCTAAAGCAAGAAGTATTTCTTCAAATATTTTATCATTAATTATGTATGATATTTTTTTTGTCTTTTTATTTTTTTCACTTTTTGCTAACGATTTTATTATTAATTCTGACTCCGAATAAGACAAGACTCTATCCAGTTCTTCTTGTTCTTCTTGCGAAAGTTTGGCATATAGTTCTTCTGTATTATGGTTATTTTTACCAAAATTATTGAATAGCATTAATCGGGTAGAATTAATAAAACCATCTAGATCTTTTACTTTGTACCAGTTATCATCATTTATAGAACTCATAGTATTTCCTAATTAAGTATTTCGTACAATCCCTTATAATAATTTGGTTGAGATAAAAAATGCCCAGCATGACTTTGTAAATGTTTGACATATTCGCTCGCTAGTTTGTCTTGTATAAAGTGTTTCTTTTTCCACACTCCTTCATTCCAATAGTTGTTCCCCAAGTATAGGGAGGTTTTATCCTCCGCTATACTGGAGAGCCAACTACTCACAGGTAACGAAATCGGCTTGAATCCTTCTGGTAACAATGGCGTCTCATAGGATTCTGACAGTTTTTTAATCAGACTATCCATATATTTCTGTATCCAATCAGTATCTATCTGAAAATAGAATTTGTATGGATCATCGTTGTATTCTGGATCATCTGGATTATTCATTTTCAGCCTACACAAAACTTGTCGCTAATCTGATTTGCCAAGTCTCTGGCAGCACCAGAAAGGAATCGGTTGTTGCTGAAATACAACGCTGTGGACGCTTGGTTGAGGTACTCGACCACCGTTTTTAAAAGTTTGGCTTGCTCCCCAGTGAGAACTAAACCAGCACCAGCGGGACCACCAAGATCATCCGTACCAGTGTGGTTAACTGGCATAGGATCACCATAAGACTTCTCGTACTTGTTATTATAAGCCTTAGATAGATCCTGATTGTAAGAATCTGGAACATTATCGTAAGATGCCCAAGCACTACTCTTAAAATTATCTAATGAACTCTTGCTATTCTTTTGACCACAATAATCAGCACTACTGTTAGTATAAACAGCCTTCTGGTCATTGAGTGTATTCAGAATCTTTTGGGCAGCATCAACACTCACAGGAAGTCCAGTAGAGTCAGAATTCTTGTAGGTTTTCCTCCACTGTTCAAACCAAGCATCACTAGTAGCATTAGGAACAATAGTTACTGTTGCTGGCTGACCATTTAATGCAGAGATTAGCTCCTTCACATTAATTCTATGACCAGTTGAGCCGGTCAGAATACTGGTAAAGTAAGGAGCCTTCTTCTCCCAGCACTTACGCCACCAAGTATAAGGAACTCGGTAAATCTGGTTGATCTTGATGGCTCGTGCATCTCCACCAAAGTAATTTACCAGTTTCTTTTGAATACCATTCCAATTGGTTTTATTAAGAAGAGTTCGACTCTCATCATCCAAAATCCAATACATCTGATAGCCATTACGAGTATCAACTACCCAACTTGGCTTAACAGTAAAGTTATTGATCTTATCAAGAGCAGACTGCTTAAACTTCATAACCTCTTTACTAGGTAGATAGTTTCCGCTGGAGTCTCGTCCAGCATCAATATCCACAAAGCAACAACTGATTGTGTTAATAGCATACTGCTTGCGTCCACCATTAACATAGAAGTAAGCATCAGAGTTGCCATTCTCATTAGCATCATGTACTTCATTTAGATTACTGGTATGCCTCATACTGCTAATCTTTCTACGAGGATCTCCATTGTAGCAAAAGATATGACCAGCATTTAGATTAAAAGAATCTAGAAACTGCTTTTGAATTCGATTCCAAGAATTAGCATGACGCTTTCCGGTATTGCTGTTAGCCTTATCGTACGGATTAAAACCAAGTTCCATCTTAAACATATTTCACCATTACCTGTAATTGTAAACAACCTCAAAAATAGCCGGGATAATAAACACTACTATCATGATCGGCAAAAGGGAGTTAGGGAATCGAACCCTAAGAGATTCTGATGATCTTTAACAAGACAATCCTTGAATCTGCTAGTCCCAGACTACTCCATTAATTAATCACCCAGGATAAGAGTTGTCGTACTCGTCATCCTCATCTTCATCATCGGCATAGTATTCTTCGTCAATATCTTCTTCCTCATCATTCCAGCCCCAATCATAATCACGATCATACTCATCCTCATCTCCGTCATTATAATCGTCATCAGCAAACGTGGCCGAATAAAGAGGCTTGAGAAGTTCGCCTTGATACTCTCCGACTACTTCATATCGGCAAGTGCGAAGTTTCTCACAGTTACAATCACTAGGAACACTCACAACATCCTTGGGATTGATTTTAACAATCACAATTTTGTCGCCAGCCTCAAGACTACCATAACCGGCCACATAATTCAATGCACCAGCATGAAGCCCATTAGAACAACCCCTACCACGATCATCATCAACCTTTGATCGGGTCATTTCGCAAACCTTGCCAACATGATTGTCGAATGTACCACGATACTTATCCATATAATCTGCTCTGACTGCCTTATAGGCGAGGAAATGACCATCCTCAGTAATGGGCAGATGCTCATGCTCAAGGAAATCATAGAGTTCCTTTTGACTCTGCATACTAGGATTCTCCATGAGATTATTCAGGAAATTGACAAGAGGCTGAAATGGCAAACCCTTGCTCATAAATTCCAGAATTCTCTTGCTAATCGACCCATGCACAACCTCGCCCTCATAAGTTACCTGACCGTTCTTGATCTCAACAAGACCATCACTAAAAGCAGCAACAGCCTTTTCAACATCAACAATTTCCAGCAACTCATCAGCGGTTGCAGTTGGCAACCTTTCCAGAATCATCTTGTAGTTAATATGATCAGGAAGAACCTGATAACTCTTATTATTCAGAACAACCGTGAGGTTGCCATCAACAAACATAAACGGAACGGCCATAATATAAACTCCTAATTACCTGTGAAAAATGTGAAATTACTTAATGAGACTACTCAACTGAATCTTAAACAAATCGACCATATCATCACTCATCTTACAAGCCCAATCGTTACTTCTATTGTAACTGTCAGTGGAATTGGTGATAGGATTCTTTGAGGTCAAATTCCTAATCCCCGACTTTACACTGACGGTTCCCATAATATACTTGAGCATCGGGTTGTTGTCAACCTCTGCTTTCATAGTTTTTCTAAGTTCACTCGCTTTGGGCAAGTTATACTTGGTCTTATCATTTGATGCAATAAGATTCGTGTATTCTTTAGAATCGCTCTTTAGATACAAACGATTAACAATTGCATTAGTCAAATGAATATATGCCACATTGGTTTTCTTGATGTTTTCAGCATCAACACTATCAATACCAATCCCATTAAGTAGACCATTGATATGAGCATAATAGTCAGCCATCTTGAATCCATTAATATCATACTTGTGTCTATGCACAGTATCGCTAAAGAATTCCATGATCAAATAGTTGTCAACGACCTTGACTAGTTTATCGTTCTTCATAAACTTACCATAATCAAGACCAAAGAAGTTAAGAGCATGAAAACAGAACTGACCAAGAACATCTCCGTAGTTGTTCCAGTAATAACGATCAGTGTTATCCCTATCGCTAAATTCATTCTTGCAAAATTCTACAACATCGTTGAAGCAAGAAACCTTTTTAAAGTGGTCTTTTGCAATAGTCTTTAGTTTATTCTTAAAGAAGGTGTTGAATGGAATCATAGTATGATCACCATTTTCAACCATCTTCTTTGCAATGCTACTCTTAATAGCATAAACCTTAGTCTTACCAAAGAGTTCCTTAACAATATCGGCTAGACTAGGCTCATTAAACATAAAATTGAGACTCTCAATATCCGGCAGACCTTCTCCCTCATTTACTGCATATCGAGTAATAGGAATGTAAACAATCTCGTCGCTATCATCAAAAGCCTCAAGTTCATCTGATGTAAGAGTCTTTAGATGCGGAGCATCATTATACTCAACTGTGAGACTGCCGCTATCCTTAGAAGCACCATAAATAAAGAATACATCTTGATCGCTAACACTACCCTTGCTAGAACGAGTCCCAACTTTTCGTGGACTATTGCTCTTAATAAGATCCTTATAGTCAGAGACTTTCATGATCTTATCAGAACCAACGTCCGCAATAAGTTGATCAAATCCTTCGTCTGACTTTGATACGTCCTTAGTATCAACCATCAAATAAGCAAAACAATCGTTCTCATTGCAATAACGAGTCACAATCTTTTTAGCAGTTTCTTCGCTCTTAATATCGCAAACAAAGAAACTAAGCGGCCCAGTTTTGCGACCACTAGCACTCCAATAATATTCACCCTTACCAGTAAGAGTGTTGTGGTGAAGTTTATCTGTGAGATAAACCATGCGACGAGAACGATAGCCAGCACTTCTATAGTTAAAAACATACAGACTCTTACCAGCAGAAATCTTATATTCCAGATCTTCTCCGCTGTTGATATTGTGTACCTTGCCCTGAGCATCCTTCCAAGATGCACCAACGCCCCAGCCACCAGCAAGATCATTCAACTGGTAATAAGTTGTGATTGCTTCGATCTTTGTTTTTGCAGCCTCAATCTTCTTGCTGAATTCTTCCTTCATCTCAAGATAAATACCCTGAGTCTTTTCACGCAGAGTCTTAATCACAGACTTTGTATACTGCAAACCTTCACGGGAAACATCCATCTCAAGTTCACCGATACCAAAGTCAAGTTCCAGATAAAGATTCTGGTTGAGAATTTCTGTGATGAAACTCTTCCAAGAATCAATATCTGCCTTACCAAAGGCACGATTCCACTTGGCAATATGATCTGGTTGCTCCGCTTTCTGCTCTCCCACAAGTTGAGGAGCATTAACAGGGTACGCAATATTGCCCATAAGAGCAATAATCCCGCTATCAATCTTGTGATAAACGCTAGGATAATGATTGGTATCATTAGACAAACGACAAACTCTCCAGCCATCACCGCTGATAATAATATTCTTGTTGCTATAAGCATGATCCTTGAGACTAGGAATAACACCCCCCTCAATAATCGGCTTCATCTTAAAGTAATGGAAAATGCGAATAGCCTTCTGACTAAACTCAGAGAAATCGTACTGCTTAACAGCAAAACTAATCTCAAGACCATTAGGCTCATCTGTTTCACAAGAATTGAACAGATTAAGAGTAGGCACACCATTATCGTCAATAGCGGCGATATAGGTATACTTCATACCGTTGTAATAAGAACTGGTGGTAAAACTCTTGGTATAAGCAAATGGACTCTTACTACCAAGACCAAGACAACCCACAAAATCGTTGCTATCATTTTTGTTACTAGCACCGTAGGTTGTATACAGGTTCTCCATATCAGTCTGACTAAGACCAGTACCATAATCACGCACCGCAAAATTAGGATTAGCAGCGGTTGGCAACGTCACCTTAAACGGATTTTTATTACCAGCACTAACATGACTGTCATAAGCATTAGTAGACAGTTCACGAATAACCGCCATTACCTTATCGGAATAAAGAGAATCCGAAAGGATCTTAAACATTTTGCTGGTTTGTGCGATTGTGAATCCTGACGCACTTTGAACACCAGCACTATGAGTCTCAATAACACGATCTGCCAACTTCATCTTATGTCTCCAAATTTCCTGTGAATCGTTCCTGTGATAGTCCCATCATACCATACGTTATCGGCTTGTCAACTCACGTTTCTTTAGATTTGATCGCAACCCATCCTAAATATGCTGTAAGCAAGCCAAAAATTTTGAGTACGTTTACAGGAAGAAAAAACCAATATATTCCTATAAAAATACTTGCTAATCCCATTATCCATATAATAAAACGTGGAATAAATCTAGATTTACTTAATAACCAAGTTGCTGGCCCAAGTAGCACCACAAATAAAAACATTAGCGATACTAATAGTGCTAAACTAGCCATTAATAATCTTCTTTATCATTATCTTCGTCATCATCATATTTGTAGTATTCCTCATAGTGAGAATCTGTCCCGTAAGGATTCCAAGAGTCCTCATTATCTTCATCGGAATCTAATTCTCCTTGATCTTCTACTTCTTCCAGAAAAATGGATATTGTATTTAAAATATCAAACATTTTATTTACGGTATCATCAATATGATAAATTTTTTCTTCAATATTTTTGATTGACTTTTTAATTCCAGATATATCTTTTGATATACCTATGTCTGTATTATGAAGAGTTTGGTGATTTTTTGTGATTTGTTTAATTATATCTTCATAAGAATCAGACATAAAGTTCTCCTTTTAATAATCTATATTACACCACTACCCACATCTACATTGGTATTTATTACAATAGTTGCATTTTGGGCCTGGGCTATTAAATCCCCAAGCATTAGCATCTCTATTAAAACTCTCAGATCCAGTATCAATACAAACCAGTTTGGCCTTATTATTTCGTTTAATGTATCCCATGTTGTAGTAATGGCAATCCCAAAATTTTAGTTTGGTTTTCTTCTCAATAGATTGCACAAGAGATTGTATTTCTTTTAGTCTTTTCTTCATTACTGTTTCATCAGCAATTCTGGCTCGTTCTGTAACATATCCCCAGTTAGTTTGATCTGGATATGTATAGTCTCCATAGCCTCCCACCGTTACTACTATTTCAAGTTTGCAAATTTTACCATAAACTTTAGGGGCAAGACCAAATTTGCTCAATAATTTTTGCTTGTTGTAAGCATTGGTCGCTGATTTTTTACTACGAAATTGCTTAAATCCAAGATTTTTATTTTCTTTGATGTTGTAGAATTCCGCACTACCACCCTCATCAAACCTATTAAGATCAATTGTGTATTTCATCTTCCTTAACCTTATTACCACTCAATTGTTCAACAATATAAACTGCTACTTTTAAATCTGGGGTTTCAAATATTTTAATCGGACCTCTTGGTATATCCATCTTAAATGTTGCATAAACAGCGTAGTACGTTTCGTTTAATCCTAAACCATCCACATTAAAGTATTCCTCTAGAGAATTTACTTCTTCTGGAATCGTTCCGCCATTATAGTCACTAATATCTCGCAGAGTATAAATATGATAATGAAGAATATTAGATCGTTTATTACCTTCATTAGAACACCATCCCTTAAAATATTTATTTGGATAACTTACCATATTTTTCTTTAAACTCCTTTTCGTTTCGATACAAAGGAATCAGAGCATCTTGATTAGCGAACTGATTATAAATCATTGTGAGATTAAACATATCTCCTCTATCATTAATAGTTGCCCAAGCAATATTTTTATATTCTGAATTACTGTTAATTTCTTTCGAGTGATTTTCTAAATATTCTATGGCTCTTTTCATTCTAGGAATATCTTCGTTAAAGTTTCCTATCGCTCTATTACAGTTATGGCATAAATGTCCTCTAAAAATATCAGAAGCATGATTGTGATCTGCTGTCCATACGGTTTTTGATCGTCCCCCTATTCCCTCAAGGTCTGTTTTATTTTTTAAACAAACTGGGCAGATATAATCTTCTGTGGGTTGACCATGTAACTCTCTAATTTGTTTTCTCTTCTTATTAAGCATATTATTACATTTCTTACATTCTGGTCTTTTATAGTTACCTCCACCAGAAGGAGAAAAGAAAGACAAATCTAATACTTGATGACATTTATTACACTTTTTTGTAGACATTGTTTACCTTTCTAATAGGAGTGGTGGGAGTCGAACCCACACTGTATGGATTTTAAGTCCACTGTCTCTGCCATTGGACTACACTCCCATATGATAATCGACCACAACAATCAATGATTTGAGGTTGATTTTCTGTGTGCCTCTACCATTTAAACTGTTGTGATCGACTATCATTGGTTTAAAAATCAGCCGTTAGCATGAGCCTTGATTCGACGAACAACCTCTGCCATAGCCTCTACATTATCAACCGTCTTGGTTGGCTTCGCACGTTCCATAGAGGGAAGATCAATACCCTTGGCCTTTAGTGCTTCTTTGGTACGAGCATAACGAGCCATCGTACTAGCAACCTTTTGACCAGTCTTTGACGCAATCTCAGCATACGTCTTAGACGAATAAACAGCCTCAAGAAACTGCTCGTCGCTGCAACGAACACGGGTCTGCTTCTCAACAACATTAACTTCAGCCATAATCAACCTCCAAATCATTTCCAATTTTATCTTTGCGAGTCAGTCGCTCGACTGATCCTCTCGCATCGACTACTTCATTCTATCACACTGTATCGACTTGTCAACACCACAGACTTGAATTTTTCTCATTCAAGCACATAACTCCAATATCGACTATCTTCTTTATTCTGAAGAGCATCCCAATAGATAGATCGTGCAATATAAGAAGGAACTTTGAGTATTCCACAATTAACCATCCAATGACGCTCCATCTTCTTATAGGTAGTTGAACCGCTCTTACTCTTATTATACTTGAGATGTTCCATATCGTAAAGGCGAAGTTGATGAACATCTCCACACAATACTCGTGCCTCATTAGGATGAATCATTTCAAGAGCAAAACTAATTTTAGCCAACCCAATTCCACTAATCTTATTCAGAATACTATCACGCTTCTTAACATGACCCTTCTTAGATGTAAAATAAAAGTCTTTAGGATTAGCCCAAAACTTCTCACTAAAATCCCAGATATAATTGGTGCGATTGTTATGCAACCCGACGCCGCTCTTGTGAAGTTTATTCAGCAAAGTTTCCTTGCTGTCAATCCACTCGTTAAAATTCTTGATAGCATTATATCCGGCACAATTACCCTTCCAAGTAGTATGTACGCTGCAATAGGCAAAGAGATAGCGACGGAAAATATCCTCAACATTCTGAGGACGAACACTCTCCCAATATTGCTTGTATGAAACAACCTTGTCTTTGGGGAAGTTCTCAAAGAAAATATCTGCCTTGGTCTTGTCCAAAGTGGTATTCTGAACAGGAATAACTGTGTTCTCAACAATCATGGGTTTCTCCAAAAGTTTTCAAGTGTGATGCTACGATTCTACACTACTTGTATCGTCTTGTCAAGACTAATCTCTTGAGTCTGCAAACAGCAAATTTTTATATTTCAATATTCTTTCTTGAACTTTTTTTATTTTAATATCATAATTAGAAAATGATTCTTTGTAATTATGATTAATAAGTTGCAAATATCTAGTATTTATATCACAACTTTTGATTTTATTATTGTTTCCAAGATCTATATCAACTGTGCTAATATCAGTTTGTAATAAAGTTTTTACTAAAATATCAATTTGAATACTATTATATAAATATCTGTTTAGTAGATGACTATCTTTTTTATGTTTTAATGAGTAGATTAAATTAAATTTTTCTTTTGGTAAATCAATAGCATAAAAATTATTGGCTTCGACTATAATATCAATATCTTCTATATCATTATATCCTATATTAAACATATCAGAACAACTACCAGTAAGTATCCAATAGTCGTATAACTCAGATAATTCTGTTAGAATATTTATAATACTAATACGATCAATCATTATATTGACCTGCTACTACCATGCAATATCTTAAATGTTGGAAAACGCAGACTAATTCCACCGTCTTGGTTTTTAGTTTCTTCAAAGTATTGAACAGTAATAATTTTGCCAAGAATCTTTTTAGGATTCTTATAAAACTCCTGTCGTTGCTCAATACTGAATCCACTTCCAACCCTAACCTTGTGTTTTTTATGTTCAATAGTTACACAACTCAACATAGTTTCTTCTTGTTCTTTTCCATCAAGCACATAACGAAATGGCCCCATTTCTGTGTCGATAACTGTGTATTCATCATCAAAAAACTTCTTAACCTTGAGCAAATCTTTGCTACGCTTACCTTTATATGGTTCATCTGCTCGTAGCATAACTCCCTCCCAACCATAATCAGCAGCCTTTTTAACCCATTCTTGGAAATGGTCATCATCCTTAATTTTTTCCTGAGCAAGAATACTAAGACAAGCACAAGAATTATCCTTCATAACTTCTCGTAGATTATTATATCTGTGGCTATAAATCTTATGTTTCTCGCCTTTCTTGCTATAGAATTCGTCATGGCTAATCATATCAAAAATTTTGAATGACGGATTACTAATAGTATGATCCTTCTTACGAAGTTCTTTCATTACTCCTTGAAAATCCTCATTGCCATCTTCATCCACAAGACAAAGTTCGCCATCAAAAACTACGTTAGTAACGCCCAAATTCTTGATGCCAGTAGCAACAATATCAAGAGTATCAAAGATTTTTCCTGTGCGGGAATAAAAGGTAGTGTTCCCGCTATGATCAACAATAGCAACGCATCTAGCACCATCAATCTTTCTGCTAACATACCAGCCGTCCTTCCAATCTACAAGTTTTGGTTCATACTTATCAGCAAGAGCAACACTAAACTCTGGAATATGATCCTCTATAGCCTTATTGATAATCTTGTCACCAGCACGGGTTTTCAAATCCTTGTCAATGATACAGTGAATAAGTTCCTCATGCTCAGGATGAGTATCAATAAAACTATTCACGGCAGCAATAGCATCGTGGCCTGTAATAGCACGACCTTTAAGGTCATCCAAAAGATCAAAAAGACTCTTGTAAGAATTCTTTGACTTTAGATGCTTCTTCTTCTTTAGATTATCACTTGTGACAAAATATTGCCAAGTTGGATGGTAAGTATAGAGAAGAATATTCTTAGCAAAATTTGCGGAAGAATTATTAAAAATAGCACAATTAATTTTGATAATATCTTCTTTTTCTTTTGTGCTGCTAGTTGCTCTAAGAGCATTAACCATGTTTTGAACATAATCAAAATCGTGAATCATATTTTTTCTCCTGTGTACGCTCCAGTATAGCATACGAAAGTCCTATTGTCAAGTATCGTCAGAGACAAGGCCAAACTTTAATTTGAAATTACTCAATAAATTTTCTATGAGTATTTCTAATATCATTACCGATATATGTAGTAGCATTTGGCCCTGTCCAATGATGATAGCATAATGATTTATTAGTAATAATTATTTCATTTTCTTTTGATAATATTTTTTGTGGATAGTCAGCAGGAAAATTCATGGTTTTTAAACTATTATATAATTTTGGTATAATTTTTTTAGTTGCATAAAATAATTGATTTCCCCACGGAGGCTCATCACATAATGAGAAATATTTTTGTCTGTTTATTATTTTACCTTGCTTACCGTAATAGTCGTGCAGCAACATTAAATCTGCTTGTGGGAATTCTGTTTTTCCTTGTTTTATATTGTCAAATAGTTCACATCTGTCAAGAATTAGAGGAATGATATCATCTTCCATAATGATTACTTCTTCATAATTATTCTTAATTAAAAACTCATAAAGCATACAAAAACTTGTGGCACAAGCAAGTTCTCCAAAAGATAGTGGCCTTCTTCTAATTTGTTCTTTATTGTATGAATATATAAATTTATTATTTTCAATATCTCTTCTATCGTATGCTTTCCAAAAATTAATATTTAATCCTAAATTATCAATCCATTTTTTTTTAATATTTTCTTTTCTTTCTGTTGCTCTTTCCAAATTAATACAAAATATAGGGATAGTCATATTTTTAGTCTATAGACTTAAACAATAAATGATAATACATTTTTTCTGATAAACTTATGAGATATTTATCTTTAGTTAATAAACATAAATTATTAAGTTTCATCCAAGACTGTGTAAGATTTAATAATTCTTCTGTATTATTTATAGCATATTTTTTTATATTTTGATATTGATATTTAGTAGAATATTTTTTGACATCATATATTCTTTTTTCTAAAAAAGGAAGTGGAAAATGTCCTATAAAAGAAGAATCTGTTATACAGTCATTGTGGGCATTAAAAATATTTCTAGGAATATATTCAATATATTTATTAATACTTAAATAATCATTGTTAACTAAATCTATTATTGCTGCTTGTTCCCACCAATTGTGATTTAGGTATTGTGTCATTGACCATGCTTGTTCTAATAATTTTTTGATAATACCATTATTTTTAATTAAAAAAACACCAGTATTGATTGAGTTATCATCTTTTGATAAATACAAATATTTTTCTGGTTTTATAAAAGACCACAAATCAATATCATGTCTTAATATAATTGCATCAGCATCTATCCAAAGAGTATACTGATTTGGCCTATTATTAGTTTCTTGAATTAGATAATCTATTTTAGACCATGCGGCAGGACGAGGATAATCGTCCGGTATCTCATATATTTGATAAGAATATCCATAATATTCACAATAGTTTTTAATAATTGGAATATTATAACTTGCTAATTCTTTAAATCTATTATTATGAGCAGTAATTATTTTAAACATAGTATACTTTTTGAGATTGTTTACTCAATAATACACTAAAGTGGATGCGAGGGGAGTCGAACCCCTGTCCTATCATATTTCAAATTATATCTTCTACAAGTTTATTTTGTTCATGAGTTAAATAGGATTGTAGAACAAACAAGATTCTTCCTATCTTACCAACTGCTCTTAACCTACAACCCGTTGGGTATTGTAAGTGCAGAGGGATTTAACGACAGACTTTTGATCCCTACCCTCATTCGGTATCGCAGTCTGTTACTGCCAGTTTTAGTTAGGCAGCAAGGGCTAACTGATTTGTGCCAGTTACAGCATTTGATCGACTTTTAAAGTGGCCTGTCGATCAACCACTACTTGCAAATATAATCTTTTTTATGTAGTCGAAACCTTTACGCACCCTATTTTGTAGTTTGATTTAATGGA